GATAAGTAACTGCGGCCTCTACTTGAGGCATTACAATTGGGACAGTTACATTCTGAAACTTAGTAGGATCACCATATCTATTAGCAAGTTTTGCCCGCCAGTTCTCTTGTGTCCAATCATTCTCACGATTATAAGCAAGATCACGCAAACGCATCTGTCCACGAAGATTCCACTGCTGATTGAGCATGGAATAACATTGTTTGTGGAACTGGATTAGAGCTGCCTGAGATTTTTCTGGAATGATTGTTGGTGTTGCGCTTGCCATGGATTTTCCTAATAGGAGAGATTTACTTTGCAGTTCCACCAGTACCAATACCATATTTCTTAGAATAGAAATCTTGGAGATTGGAAAGAAGGGAGAGATGATTTTTCTGGTGGATAGCTAGACGAGATGCATCTGCAAGAGAGGCGCTGTTACCGGCATCTACAATATCTCCAGGACCATCATCTTTAGATTTCTGAATCGCCGCAATAATCTGATTTACAACTTCTTTCTTTTTCGGATCGAATCCTTCCACAGCAGCATTGCCTGCCATAGAAACATTGGAATCGGCGCCAACAAGATCTTTTAGGAAATCTGTTAGAGAAGTACCTAAATCTTTATCTGCCATGGTAAGCTCCATTAAAAAGGTGAAGTTTCATATATTCCTGGAATTCTAATTGTGGAGAATTCTTGCTCTTCGATGATTGTAGATGCGAGTAAGATGTTCCCATATAGTTCAATTACTTTCGGCGCATAAGTTAGACAATCCAAGATGCCATCTGTATTATCCCTGCGCAGTGGATTAAATTGAGTTATTTGGATATTAACTTGCGCTTTGCAGTCTGGGGCAACATAGATTTCTCCAGCCAAGAGTTGCTTGAACATACCGAGGATTCGAGAGTTTTTGCTATATGCTCCAGAATAAACTTCCACTGCTTCGATCCCAATAATTCCTCTTTGGGTGCAGATAAATTCGAACCAGTATTTAAGAGTGTATTGGTAAGCATTTGATTCAATTGCAATTACGCGACAGTTCCTAGTAAGTGCTATCTTAAGGGATTCTGCGATTGTGTCTCCTGGGGATAGTCGTCCTTCTATGATTTCTTTAGCTACTGGATAACCATTATGTATTTCAAAATATGCAATTGTAACTGCATCAGCTCCTGGCTTATCTGTTGCAGGATCAATTAAGATGAAATTACCAAAGTGTATATCATCTTCTTGGAAAGGATACTCTGGAAGTTTGTTTAGATCAATAAGATTATTAACACTGGCATTCTCATCATTCAGAACTTCTGCGAAAAATACTTCTGGGCGGCCCATTGCCAGATCGTTCTCATACTCTTTAGCTAACTGTTCTACTGGTTGCAATTCTTCCCAAAGAGATGTACCATCATAAAGAATACCACCTGCAATGAACTTCATCCATGTTGGATTATGTTTGAGTTTGCGTAGAAGGGAATGTTTGGTAGGGTACATATTAGCAATGAAAATGAATAAGCACCCATGAGGGCTCTTAGCTTTCATTGCGGTTCCTACCATCCAAGTTTCTAGCTTGGCAGATACAACCTCAGAATCAGCATCTTCACGAGTTTGTATATCATCAAAGATCATTACATCTGGCCGCTCATTTTCTAGGGTAATTCCTCGAATATCAGATTCTGCTCCAGCTCCCATAATGATAATATTACGACCGCGAAAACCGAAACGCTTCAGATCCTGTCTGTCAGTTTCTGCCCCTAATTTCCAATCTCCAAATACTTTCTTAATATTCTGCTCACCTAGCATGGACATAATATCGGAGATGATATTATTTGCTTTCGTCTGTGTGCCGCAGATTATGAGAATGAATCGTTTCTTGGTGAATAGGACACAGTAGAGAATAAAGATCTTAATGAGCATGGTTTTGCCAAATCCGCGCGGTAGACCAATTGCTAGTTGTGAAAAATCACGAGTTTTGGAGACGAAGGAAAGCAGCCAAGTCCAGATAGATTTGAATACCGGAGGAAATAGATAGCGGAAAACTACCGGCATAGCAAGAGCAGCTAGAAAATCTAATGAATTTCTGGCCAGATCTTCCACCTGGGAAGTTTCAAAGGTAGATTCACGAACTGGATCTTCTAGAAGTTCTGGGGTAGGTTCAGTTAGCCCCAGAGTTTCTGCATTTATTGTTGCCATCAGAATTATGTGGTACGCTTTGAAAGCATGAGTTGGATACGCAGAAGTTGCTCGCGAGCATCCTGCTTGTTTTTCTCTAGGAGTTTCGCTTTTTTAAGAACTTGCTGGAGCAGAAGAGTTTCCTGATTCGAGGGTAGTGCCGACATTTCGCGCTCCTTTCATTTGAGCAATTAAACTAGTCATCGCAGAAGATTGTACAGTTACCAGGTCTTGTGAACCTGCTTTGATAACCTGGTTGTTTATGTTTGTTGTAAAATTTTGGAAAATTTGCGTAGGTAAGACAAGTTGCACAACAGTTTGTTGGGAGATTATCTGTTCTGGTGCCGAACTTCCACGCCGCTTTGCCTGATTTATCACCTGAATGGACTTTAGGATCTCCATAGGTCTCATCATGTATGGAATACAATCTTCCAATTTCTGAATTAGCGTATCTTCTAGAGAATCATACTTGTTATCTCTGGTATTATGCTTTGCAAGAGATTCGAATCTTGCCTCGGCAACTTTTGCAGAAAATTCTGGATCGGATAGGAGTTGTGAAATCCTAGAAACTGATACACCTACTGCCGCCGCTACCGATTCTGGTCCCAGCCCTTGTCCTAGCAAGACTAGTGCGCGCTCTTCTGTTGATGTGGTAGTAGATGACATAATTCTTTGCCCCTTTTGGCTTCTTAGAGATGTCTAGATTATAAGATCTATAAGATTCTGCAACATCTGGGGATAGTCCAATTCTATATCTACCGTTCTATTCTACATCTTGCCAACTTCTTGGGGCTAGTTTTGGAAAAGTTTAGTAAAATGGTTAAGTTGCAATAGGATAACAGCGCCACCGACACCTAAAAAGGCCCTTACCCCTCCCCTGATTGCGAATCATTCTCATTTGCATTTAGTTTGTTGATTGATTCTTATTTAGGTATGGTTCTGGCCTATACTTCAGGATGTGATATGGTAGCAGGTGTAAGATTCTCCGACAAAAGACTGTGGATGCATACAGTGGTTTTATTAGGGTTTACCCTTAGTTTTTCAGGTTTTCTTTACACTTGGAGTTAGAGAGAGTTTCATAATGCGGGATGATTGGGCTAAGTTGTTGATTCATATAGATTTTTTGGATTGGTGGAAATGTTGGCATGGATGATGCTTATATAGTAGTGTCGCTGATTTTGGCGGCTGATTCTAGGAGTATCCCAAATGTCAAATGTATCTACCGCGCACAATGTTACAGCTTTTGATTCTGCCAAGTCACAAGCTCTCAGTGGGCAACGACTGGTGAAAGCTAAATATAAGACTACTGCCAAGGTTCCAGCTAAGTATCCTAATATTTGCGCCTCTATCCCATTCTTGCAAGATGCACAGATTGCAGAAAAAATCCCGCAACTAATGGGTTGCATTCGTGCAATGCTTGAGACTGCACAAGACGGTGTATTTAAGTCTTTGTACGAGTCTGGTCAGGGAGTGTTGTCTATTGTCACTGATACTGATCTAAGTATCGACGCATGTATCGGGTATCTGGAAGCAGAATCTACCGGCTCAAGGCTTACTAAAGAGTTTCTCGACGCGTGGTTTATTCGGGAACTACATGAGACAACCTATGCACTGATTGCAGAGAAACTCGGATATGGTGGAGTGGATGGAACTATTGAACTTACGGCTGAACAAGATGCTACGATTCTGAAGCATGTATCAGGGTATAAGGATATGTATTCTGCTCTTGCAGGTGGAAAAACAATGTATCAGCCGCATCAAATTAATGGATTGCGGAAAGTTCTAGGGCACATTGATCTGGATGATACTGGAATGAAACTGGACAAGAAGCTGGAAAAGATGCTGGAGAGTTCACAGAAGGTTGTCGAGATGATTCTATAAGAGTGATCCATTAATAGGCATTGATTAGTTTCAGTGTCTATTAGTTTGATTATTCATTGGGAGATTATGAATTGGGTTTACAGTCTACTAGACCGCTAGACCGCTAGACTGTACAGCCCTCGACCCCCATTCCACCGACCCCCATATGCACTGTATGATCTATCTATGTAGATAGGTAGGTAGATAGATA